ATATCGATGAAGATAGAGACATCAAGAAAAAAAGATTAGCTAAGAAAAAGATTGTTTCTGAGGCAAAAAAATTCTTTAATGAACAGAAGGAAATGTACAAACAACCCCTTGAGTCAAGCACGGTTGGAATTTCTGAGGAAGAGAAGAAAGAGGTTGAGTCTTATAAACAGTATATAGCGAATGCTAAAACACAACAGGAAGAAGGAGACAGGATGAGAAGTTGGTTCTTGAAAAAGACTGACGAGGTATTCGATGATTTCAAAGGTTTTGATTTCAAAGTAGGGGATACTAATCTGACTTTTAATCCTGGTAAATCTGAGGAGATTAAGAACTCACAGTTGTCTACAGAGAAATTTATAGGTAAGTTTCTAGATGACAAAGGACTTCTTAATGATGCAAAGGGATACCACAAGTCTTTAGCAGTTGCGATGAATCCCGATAAGTTTGCTAATTTCTTTTATGAGCAAGGCAAATCAGATGCTACTGATGATGTAACACGTAAGATAAAAAACATAAAAATGTCTGACCGTAAAACACCTGAGGTAACAAGAAAAGACGGGACTCAATTTAGGGCAGTTAGCTCACCCTCAAGTAAAGGGCTTAAAATTAGAAGTATTAAAAACAAAAATTAAAAATTATGGCATTAGAACCAACCCCAGGTTTTGATTTGCAGCCTTCAGCGCAGCAGGTCCCTACCGCAACAAATTATATTACCGATTTCAATTTCTTGAATCAGTATCTTCCTGATACTTATGAGAAAGAATTTGAGCGTTATGGTAACAGATCAATTAGTTCATTTTTAAGATTAGTAGGAGCAGAGATGCCTTCTAACTCTGATTTAATTAAGTGGTCAGAACAAGGACGATTACACGTTAAGTACACGGGAGTAATAACTGCAGCAGGTGCTGCAGCAACTACAAATATATTTACTGTTCCTGCTGCTAACGCTAATCCGACTCCTTTTTCAGCTAACAATTCAATGGCTATTAGACCAAATCAGACTGTGGTTCTAAGTAGAACCGTAGGAGCTGCTGGTGAATTTAAAGGCGTAGTACAAAGTGTTGACCTTACAACCGCACCTGCTGCACCAACATTTACTGTTGCTTATTATTCTTTAACTGGCCCACTTGTAGCAGCAGGCGATGAGTTCACTGTATTTATTTACGGTTCTGAGTTCAAGAAAGGAACAGAAGGAATGGACGGCTCTTTAGAGGCTGATAACCTTTTCTTTGAAAACAAACCTATTATACTTAAAGACAAGTATTCTGTGTCAGGTTCTGACATGGCTCAAATCGGATGGGTAGAAGTAGACACAGGAGCAGGTACAGGTTACTTGTGGTATATGAAGTCTGAGCACGAAACTCGTATGAGATTTGATGATTACTTAGAGACTTCAATGATAGAAGCAGTTCCTGCAATACAAGGCTCAGGAGCAGATACCTTTTTAGGTAACGGTGCAGCAGCAGGTGCTACAGGCGCAGGTTCTGAAGGTGTTTTCTATGTAGTAGGAGAAAGAGGAAATGTATGGTCAGGTGGTAACCCTGTTGCTTTAGCTGATTTTGATAGCGTTATATCAAGATTAGATAAGCAAGGTGCTATCGAGGAGAACGTAATTTTCCTTAACAGACAGTTCGGCTTTGATATCGATGATATGTTAGCTGCTCAGAACTCTTACGGTGCAGGTGGTACCTCTTACGGATTGTTTGACAATGACGAAGAGATGGCACTAAACTTAGGTTTCTCAGGATTCCGTAGAGGTTATGATTTCTACAAGACTGACTGGAAATACTTAAATGATCCTACAATGCGTGGTGGTCTTTCAGGTACAGGTTCTATCAACGGACTTTTAGTTCCTGCAGGTTCTACTTCTGTGTACGATCAAGTATTAGGAAAGAATGCTAAACGTCCTTTCTTACATGTTCGTTACCGTGCTTCAGAGACTGAGGACAGACGTTACAAAACTTGGATCACGGGTTCTGCCGGTGGAGCAAGAACAAGCGATCTTGATGCTATGGAGGTTAACTTCCTATCAGAGAGAGCAGTATGTACTTTAGGTGCAAACAATTTCGTATTATTCGAAAATTAATACTAAGGGGGGTGTCTTTCGGCACTCCCTTTTTTTTTATAAACTTTAAATTAAATTGAAATGAAATCAGAATTAAAAACAAAAGCTTACAAGCTTACAAGAGATGCAGCCCCTTTATCATTTATGATACCTACAAGGAACTCTGCAAGAACTCCTTTATTATACTTTGATGAGGAGAAGGGATATAACAGACCTTTAAGATATGCAAGAAACCAGAGATCACCCTTCGAGGATGAGCAGGATGGGAATGCTATTGTGGAGCCTATAATTTTTGAGGACGGAATGTTAGTTGTTGAGAAGACAAACCCTACACTACAAGAATTTTTGAAGTATCATCCTATGAACGGAAATAAGTTTATAGAGATTGATGATGCGAGAGATGCTCAAGAAGAGTATGATTACATGACTACTGAGGTGGATGCACTAATAGAGGCTCGCTCAATGTCTATTGATAAGATGGAGATAATAGGAAGGGTTATATTTAATAAGGATGTAAGCTTAATGAGCACTGCCGAGTTAAAGAGAGACGTATTAGTTTTCGCTAAGACAAACCCTGAGATGTTTATGAGGGCTGTTAATGACCCCTCATTAAAGTTACAGTCTAACGTACAGAGATTCTTTGATAACAGTTTACTTTCATTTAGGAATCACAAGCGTGATGTTCACTTTAACCTACCTAACAATAAGAAGAGGATGGCAATCATTCCTTTCGAGGCAGACCCTATGGAGTATTTATCTGAGTGGTTTAAGTCTGACGAGGGAGTTGAAGTGTTACAGTTCCTAGAGAAACAGTTAGATTAATTATTTATATTTGCATTAAGTCACCGTCACGAAGGCGGTGTTTTTAACTAACAAATTATTTATTATGCAAAAATTTTTAAAAATCACAAACGCTCCTAATACAGGTCAGCTTATTTCTATAAACGGAATTAAAGCAGTAGCTACTGCAAGTGCTACTGCAACTGCAGTTACTATTGATTATGTTGACGGAACGACAACTACAGTTACAACTGCAGCTCAAGTAGCTTCAGATGTGTATCTTGAAATTTTAAACTCTATTGAGACTGCTATTGCTACATCTTGGCAAAAAGGTTATTATGAAGTTAATCTTCCTAAGGCTGTTACAAGTATAGTTAACGCTTAATATAGTAAATACATTCAAGAAAGGTCTTCAAAACGAAGACCTTTTTTTTTGCTTATATTTGCCCTTAAAGTTTTACAGATGATAAACTCAGTTAGGAATACGGTGTTATCTGTATTGAATAAAAACAATTACGGATATATATCACCTAGTGATTTTAATCTGTTTGCAAAGCAGGCACAGTTAGATATTTTCGAGGATTATTTTTATCAGTACAACTATCAGATAAATAAAGAGAACGCTCGGCAATCAGGCACGGGATACGCAGATATAACAAAGGGGTATAGTGAGGTAATAGATAGCTTCTCAGTTACGGAAGACCTTACTTATATAGCTACTAATACATTTTCAGTTCCTACCGAATTGACTACTGGTAGCGATTACTACCTTATAAATAAGGTTTTGTTTAATAACGGAACATCACTTAAGGAGATGGAGCAGGTTAGTCATAGTAAGATTACTATGCTTCTTAACTCATTATATACAGCCCCTAGCGCAACATTCCCTGCATTCACAATAGAGGACTCTACATTAACGGCTTACCCTGATACTATAAATTCCGCAACAGAGGTTAAGTGTCAGTACATTAGGTACCCTAAAGACCCTAAGTGGACGTACTTGTCTCTAACGGGTGGCGAGCCTGCGTTTGATTCAACTGCTAATGACTACCAGGACTTTGAGTTGCCTCTAGATAATGAGCCGGACTTGATAATGAAGATACTTCAGTATGCAGGTATGTCGATAAGGGAAATCGCTGCGGTTAATTTTGCTCAGGCAGCAGAAAATAAAGACGATGCAGATCAAAAATAATAAGACATGGCTTATATAACACAATATAAATATTACGAGAACGAAGGAGTTTCTCCTAAAGATGAGAACTGGGGGTCGTATCAGTACGTTTCTCTTGCAGATGTGGTGAATAACTTTATGTTGATGTATGCCGGAAATCACAGCTTAGTAAATAACGAGGAGAGATTCAAGGTATTATTTCACGCTAAGAGAGGCATTCAGGAGTTAAACTACGATGCATTCAAGGAGATAAAAATACTTCAGCTTAACGTGGATGATAACCTTAGGTTCGTTTTACCCTCTGACTACGTTAACTGGGTAAGGGTATCTGTTTATGAGAACGGTGTACTTAGACCACTCACTGAAAACATTCAAACAAACTGGAGCAGTGCATACCTTCAGGATAATAATAATGATATATTATTTGATTTAGACGGAAATGCATTAGAGCCTGAAAACTCTAACCTTGACTTAGATAGAATAAGGGGTAGCAAGAGGAGTATATACTTAAACCAGAACAGTTCTTTTAATGGCCTTGAGGGTTATTGCTGTGATGGCAACTGGTACTTTGATTACTCTATAGGTGCTAGGTTCGGATTAAATACAGAGACTGCTAATATCAATCCTACATTTGTTATAAATAAGCAGGCTGGTGTTATAAACTTCAGCTCAGGAATGTCAAACAGGTCGTGTGTTCTTGAGTACGTATCTGATGGTATGGAGGGCGGTGAAGACACTAAGATTAATTTAAACAAGATGTTTGAGGACTACATATATGCATACATAGAGTACGCTATATTAAACTCTAAGCTAGGTGTTCAGGAGTATGTTGTGGGTAGGGCACGTAAGCGCAAGCAGGCACTACTAAGGAATGCTAAGATAAGATTAAGTAATATTCATCCTGGTAGGTTACTGATGAATATGAGGGGTCAAAATAAATGGATTAAGTAGTATGGCAAATATCTCAAGAAACTTCATAAGGGGTAGGATGAATAAGTCTGATGACGAGCGTCTTATTCCTAACGGAGAGTATATAGACGCTTTAAATGTAAGACTAAGTTCCACAGAGGAGTCTGAGAATGGTGCCGTAGAGAACTCTAAGGGTAACACAAAGCTGACAAGCTTATCATTTCAGAATACTGCGGGGATATCAACACCTTTAAGTAGTAGTGCTAGATGTATAGGGGCTTTATCAGACTCAGTTAATGAGAATATTTACTGGTTCATTCACGATAGTGCGTTCGCTAGTTCGCCAACTGGTAAAGCGGATATGATTGTATCTATGGATACAAAGACAAACATATTAAAGTATCACGTTATTTCTACGAAGAAAGGTAGCACTATTGATACTACATTAAACTTTAATCCTGATTACTTAATTACTGCGATTGATATTATTGATGGCCTATTATTTTTTAGTGATAACTATAACCCACCTAGATTTATAAATGTAAATAGGACTTACATAAATCCTAGTTTATTATATATTGATGGCGTAACTGAAGAGCAGCTTCTTGTTATAAAGAAACCGCCTGTAGACTCTCCTGTTGTAAGGGGTACTACTTCAGCGAATCAAAATAATTTTTTAGAAGAAAGGTTTATTTCATTCGCGACAAGGTATAGGTATTCTGATGGAGAGTACTCTGCTACATCTCAGTTCTCAGACCCCGTGTTTACTAACGGAAACTTTGATTTAGACACCTCTACAATGAGCAACTCAGGGATGAGGAACTTATATACAGGTGCTGAGATAACATATAATAGCGGCGGGCCTCTAGTTACAGGGGTTGATTTATTATTCAAGGACATGAATAGTAATATCATAAAGATAATTGAAAGAATAAAAAAGACTGAAAACGGTTTATCAGATAATACCGAGTACACTTTTAATTTTAGTGGTAATCAGATTTACACTATACTTCCTGAGTCGGAGATATTAAGACTTTACGACAATGTGCCTAGACTAGCTCAGGCTCAAACATTGATGGGCAACAGGCTTATATATGGTAACTATGTAGAGGGGTATGATATTCCTGAGGATACTAGGCTTACGTTTGATACAGATATTATATCTGAGAGTATAGGTGACTCAGCAATGTCTACGGTTTTAGAGTCTGGAAATTACACATGGGCTAATACTGTACCTGGTATACCTATTGCAGATAGTAAGATTAGGCTTGCTTTAAATTTTAATTTAATAAAAGACTCTGTATTATCTCTTAACTTTAATATACAGCACGGTGGATGGGTTAAAAATAGCTTAAGCAGCACAACTCCTTCAATCCCTGTTAGCTATAATTTTACTTTACCTAAGACGTATGATAGTGTTCATGAGATGGCAATCAGCAGTGAATTTAGAAAGGCTATAGGAACAACATCTAATATTCAGATCCCTACGGGAGGAGCTGCAGCAGACTTCTGTGCAGGGACAACTTTCACTGATATTGTAGGGTGTCTATTGCCAGGAGAGCTTTTTAACTCAGGTAACTCTATAAATTATAAAAAGTATCAGGTAGGAAAAGATTCAGCTAATCAACCTATTTTAATTTCTAGTGCTGCAACCACAAACTTTTTAGACCTTCAGCTTATAGCAATGCAGTGGGTATCAGATGTAGCTAGCCCTGGAAATAGTTACGCTATAGAAGGATTCAGGTTTACTGATGTAGAGGCTAGATTTATTGAGGGTGGTGCATCGGAGAGCTTGCACAGTAATAGAGATTACTCTGTAGGTATTGTATATATGGATGAGTTTAATAGGTCATCTACAGCATTAGTTAGCCCCTTTAATAGTGTGCATACACCCTGCTTTACTTCTACTACAAAGAATAGAATACAGGTTACTATACCACCATCACAGATTCCTCCTACGTGGGCAACAAGGTATAAGTTTGTTATCAAGCCTGACCAGGAGAATTATGATATTATATATAGCAATAGAGCATATCAGGACCCCTTTGATTATTCCGTGTGGTTCCTACTTCAAGGAGAAAATAGTCGTAAGGTAGAGGTGGGAGATACTTTAATAGTAAAGAACGCTTCATCTGGCCCTACAACAACTTGTGTTCAGGCAGAGGTTTTAGATAAGGTCGCACAGCAAGCTGACTTCTTAAATTTATTTGCCCCTTCAGGA